CCTCACTGGTGCTAACTAATAATATACTGCAAGAATTTGGGCAATCAGTAGTAAATAGCGCCTTACAAGTGCGTCACTTAGTGACTAATAAGCTGTTATTAGAGACAGAGAACCCTGACCCTCGTGTGAGAATACGTGCATTAGAGCTTTTAGGTAAGGTTTCGGACGTTGGGCTGTTCGCAGAGAAGTCAGAAGTGACAATAACTCACCAATCAACTGATGATTTGAAAGCAAAACTACGTAGCAAGCTAGAAAAACTAGTAAATCCTCCTGAAGAAGCAGAAGAAGCTATAATTATTGATGGGGAACCTCTTGATGTAGACGCAGAACTAGACTCAGATGACGAAGAATATGATGATTGAGCCTAACAAGGACTTTTCTGAGCAGGAAGTCCAAAAAATGTTGGACAATCTAGACGCTTTTAGTCAGGAAGAGGTTATAGAGATCAACCGACTGGTAGATGAGCTAGCTGTTCGTAAACAAAATGCTCTCGCGTACAATGACTTGATTGAATTTTGTAAGCGAATGATGCCAGAGTTCTTAGTGGGTAAGCATCACAGGATATTAGCTAACATGTTAATGTCTATAGAACAAGGAAATAAAGATAGAGTATGTGTAAACATACCACCACGTCATGGTAAGTCTCAGTTGGTGTCTATTTTCTTTCCTGCATGGTATTTAGGGCGCAATCCAAACAAGAAAGTAATGATGGTGTCGCATACCACTGATTTAGCAGTAGATTTTGGACGTAAAGTACGTAATCTTATATCCACCGCCGATTACAAGGACATATTTCCTACTGTAGCTCTTGCTGTGGACTCTAAATCAGCAGGAAGATGGAATACAAACGTAGGTGGAGAGTATTATGCTTGTGGTGTTGGCTCTGCGCTAGCTGGTAGGGGGGCAGATTTATTACTTGTGGATGATCCGCACTCTGAGCAGGATGTGATTAACGGAAACTTTTCTGTGTTTGAGAAAGCGTACGAGTGGTACACGTTCGGTGCTCGGACACGACTAATGCCCGCAGGTAAGGTGGCGATAATACAAACTCGTTGGCATATGGACGACCTGACGGGACGTGTTGTCAAAGATATGGCGCAGAATGAGAGATCTGACCAGTTTGAGGTGATTGAGTTCCCTGCTATATTAGAAGTAAAGGATAAAGAGACTGATAAGCCTGTAGAAAAACCTCTGTGGCCTGAGTTTTTTGATTTAGAAGCTCTAAAACGTACGAAAGCGTCAATGCCAGTGTTCCAATGGAACGCCCAGTACCAGCAACAGCCCACTGCCGAAGAAGCTGCCCTAGTAAAAAGAGAGTGGTGGAATATATGGGAACAAGATAACCCACCGCCGTGTGAATATATTATAATGTCTTTAGACGCAGCGGCAGAAAAACACAATCGAGCAGATTATACAGCATTAACTACGTGGGGGGTATTCCTAAATGAGGAGACTTCTGCGTATAATATAATATTGCTAAACAGTATAAAAGAGCGTATGGAGTTCCATGAGCTAAAAGAACTGGCTATGCAAGAGTACAATGATTGGGAACCGGACTCATTTATTGTAGAGAAAAAGAGTTCTGGTGTTGCATTATACCAAGAAATGCGACGGATGGGACTACCCGTGTCAGAATACACCCCACACAGAGGGTCAGGAGATAAGCTAGCACGTTTAAACTCTGTATCTGACATAGTGCAATCAGGATTGGTCTGGGTTCCGCCCTCTAGATGGGCAGAAGAAGTGGTAGAAGAGATAGCGGGGTTCCCGTTTATGAGTCACGATGACTTGGTGGATTCTACTGTAATGGCATTAATGAGGTTTAGACAAGGTGGGTTTATACGTTTACCTACGGATGAGCCAGAAGACATTCAATATTTCAAGCAGCGAAGAGGCGGCTATTATTAAGAGGCTAGGTCATGGCGATTGAGAAAGGTATATATTCTGCTCCCAAAGGAATAGAAGAAGAGATAGATAAAGCATCGGCAGGTGAGATGGTTGAGCAAGAATTAGAAATTGAAATAGTAAACCCTGATATGGTTACTTTAGATGATGGTTCTGTAGAGATTACTATCTTACCTACAAATGATGTCATGGGAAGTTTTAGTAGTAACATTGCTGAAGAGTTAGATGAAGATGTACTAGCTGTACTAGCTGATGATTTAGCAGGGATGATATCTTCTGATGTAGATAGCCGAAAAGATTGGGCTGACACGTACGTCAAAGGGCTAGATATTGTAGGATTTAAGTACGAAGAGCGTACTGAACCTTGGGATGGTGCTTGTGGAGTAAACTCTACTGTATTATCTGAAGCAGTCATTCGTTTTCAAGCGGAGACTATGAGTGAGACATTTCCCTCATCTGGCCCTGTAAGAGTAAAAATACTAGGCGAAGAGACAAAAGAAAAAGAAGAAGCAGCCAACCGTGTTAAAGCTGATATGAATTATCAGCTAACTGAAGAGATGGTTGAGTATCGTCCTGAACATGAGCGTATGTTATATAGTCTAGGACTTGCAGGATCAGCGTTTAAAAAAGTTTACTTTGACCCTAACATAGGTAGGCAAGTAGCTGTTTACGTCCCAGCAGAGGACGTTATCGTGCCTTATGGGGCTTCTAACATAGAATCTGCTGAACGTGTAACTCATGTTATGCGCAAGACCAAGAATGACCTGCGTAAACTACAACTAAGTGGTTTTTACCGTGACATAGACCTAGGTGAGCCACAATCTTTCCATACTGACATAGAAGAAAAGAAAGCTGAAGATGGTGGCTTTTCTCTGACAGATGATGATCGTTACTCTTTATATGAGATACACGCAGATCTAACCATTGATGGGTTAGATGATGAAGATGATATAGCCAAGCCTTATATTGTTACTATGGAGCGTGGATCTAACGAAATACTATCTATAAGACGTAATTGGAACGAAGATGACGAGTTAATGTTAAAGCGTCAACACTTCGTACACTATGTATATATCCCCGGATTTGGCTTCTACGGCCTTGGTTTGATCCACATAATTGGTGGGTATGCTAGAGCAGGAACATCGCTTATACGACAGCTAGTAGATGCTGGTACATTGTCAAATCTTCCGGGGGGTCTGAAGGCTCGCGGGCTACGAATTAAAGGTGATGACACCCCTATAGAACCGGGGGAATGGAAGGATGTAGACGTACCATCTGGCAGCATTAGAGAGAATATAATGCCGCTTCCATACAAGGAACCAAGTCAAACATTACTTGCGTTACTTAACCAAATAACTACTGAAGGCCGCCGTTTAGGTGCTATTAGTGATATGGACATATCTGATATGTCTGCTAATGCTCCAGTAGGTACTACCCTAGCGTTGCTAGAGCGAACTCTTAAACCTATGGCTGCTGTACAAGCTCGTGTTCACTATGCCATGAAACAAGAGTTTAAGATGCTTAAAGCTATTATGGCGGAATACGCACCTGAAGATTATGACTACCAGCCGTCACGAGGTGAGATATCCGCACGTCAAGCGGACTATATGATGGTTGATGTAATACCTGTTAGTGATCCTAACAGCTCTACTATGGCTCAACGTGTAGTACAGTATCAAGCTGTATTGCAAATGTCCCAACAAGCCCCGCAGATATATAATCTGCCGCAACTACACCGTCAAATGATAGAAGTCATGGGTATAAAGAACGCAGACAAACTTGTACCTACGAAAGACGATGTAGCACCTACAGATCCTGTAAGCGAAAATATGAACGCGCTAACTGGTACCCCCATAAAAGCGTTCCTATATCAAGACCACGAAGCACACATTGCCGCACACCAAGCGTTTATGCAAGATCCTATGGTTGCACAGACTATTGGACAGAACCCACAAGCACAACAGATTATGGCATCTCTAAATGCACATATCGCAGAGCATCTTGGGTTTAGATACCGTAAACAAATGGAAGAGAAGTTGGGCGCTACCCTACCACCACCAAACGAAGAGTTGCCAGAAGAAATTGAAATTCAGTTGGCACGGCTCGTTGCCGAAGGTGGCAAGCAGCTCACTCAACAGCATCAACAAGAAGCGGCACAAAAACAAGCGCAAGCACAACAGCAAGACCCCATGTTCCAGCTACAACAAGCAGAACTACAGGTCAAGCAGCAAGAAGTACAACGTAAGGCTCAGAAAGATCAAGCCGATATGCAAGTCAAACAAGCAGAACTTCAGCGAAAGACCCAGAAGGATCAAGCTGATGCAACCATAGATCTAGAACAACTCAAGCTAGATAGGCAGGAGTTGGAAATAGATGCCCAGAAAGCGGGCGCAAAACTAGCTGCCGATAGAAGGACAGCTAGCAATAAACTTGACCTTGATCTTATGAGAGAGGTTACTAACAAACGTAAGGAATAAGTATGGCTACTACCGTCTTTGACGTGCTAACAAAACAAATCGAGGATGCGACATCCTCCGCAACAGAGTTTCTTGAGAATGGTTCAGCTACAGATTATGCGAACTACCGAGAAGTGGTTGGTTTGATACGAGGTCTTCAAACTAGCTTATCTTTCGTAAAAGACCTTTCGCGCAATTATATGGATGATGACAATGACTGATTTAACATCAAACCCCGAAGTAACTGAAGAAGAGTTGGAACATCAAATACCTACTCCCGTAGGTTATAGAGTCCTAGTAGCAATGCCTGAGGTAGAAGACACTTACGGTGATACCGGAATTATCAAATCAAGCAAAGAAATGCACCATGATTATATTATGTCTACTATTGGGCTTGTATTGGATATGGGCAGACAAGCCTACTCGGATGAAGATCGTTTCCCCGATGGCCCTTGGTGCAAGGCAGGAGATTACGTCATGTTCCGTGCTAACACAGGGACGAGATTTAAAGTAGGTGGTGTTGAGTATCGTTTAATGAATGATGACTCAATTGAAGCAGTAGTTAACGATCCTCGTGGCGTCACACGAGTGTAAGGAGAGTATTATGGGATTCCAAAAAGTTGAGTATAGTTTTCCTGATGAACCTGAAGGAGAAGGTAAAAGGCCAGAGATTGAGATAGAAAAATCTACTGCTGTAGAGATTGACTTGTCTGGTAAACAACCTGAAGAAAAACCTGCTAAAGAAACAGTAGCAGAAGAAAAAGAAGATTTGGAGATCGAAGTTGTAGATGACACTCCAAAAGCGGATAGAAACAGAAAAGCTTCTAAGCCTCCTGAAGATGTTACTGATGAAGAGCTAGAAGACTATTCTGAAAAAGTCCAAAATAGAATTAAACATTTTAGCAAAGGTTATCACGATGAGCGTAGGGCTAAAGAACAAGCTTTACGTGAACGACAAGAGCTAGAGAGTTTTGCTAAAAAGTTAGTTGACGAAAACAAAAGCTTAAAAAGTAATGTGGAGAAAAACCAAGAAGCGTTGCTTGAACAGGCTAAGAAAAACTCAGCTATAGAAATGCTTTCTGCCAAACGCTCATATAAACAAGCATATGA